ACGCAGGCGCGGATGCGCAGTGGGCATCCGAAGCGCCAAGGAGAAAGAGCATGGCCTTCAAGCACGCTTACGGTGACACGGCGGAAGCCGGCCAGTGGGAAGTGGCGGGCCGCATCATCCGCGAGACCGGGAAAGCGATCCAGCTCGACGACGGCGTGAGCCAGCAATGGCTGCCGCGTTCGAAGATCACCATCCGCGCGGCCGACAAGCACGGCCTGGTGGAGGTGCTGATGCCCGAGTGGCTAGCCAAGGAGAAGAAGTACACATGAGACAGATGCAATCGCAGATTTCGGACGAACAGAAGGCGACGTATCTCGACAAGGATTTTAAGCCGCTCTCTGAAGGTCTGGCCGCCGCTGGGGCGGAGCCGCCCCGCATGAGGGCCAAGATGCGCGTGCAGTTCGTGCAACAGCACGGAAACGCCGAGGTCCTGCAACTCAACGCAGTCGGCCCGAAGGGCTCCTATCCGCCGGATGGATCGGACGAAGATAACACGTACGCGAAGTACACGCCGACGGCCTCGCTGTCGATGACGATCGCAAACCCGGCGCTGTTCGGGAAGTTCAAGCCTGGCGACACCTTCTATCTCGACTTCACGCCAGCCGTTTAGACGCTGTCAGGGCCGCGCCTCCGACATGACAGCGCGGCCCTCCTCTCCCTCAACCTTCGGGGTTCTCGTGACCAACGCGCCGCGCAGGGACGGTCCGGATATCAAAGCGATGCTCAAGACGGACATGCTCCGCCTGGTGCACGCGCTCGGCCTCGAGGGCCATCGTTCGGGAACCTACTGGATGACGCGATCGCGCGCCCACGACACCAAAGTCGGCGGCATGTACGTGACGCTCACCGGCGGCATGGCGGGCGCGTGGGTGGATGCCGTCTCCGGCGACAAGGGCGACGTGATCAGTCTCATCGGTCACGTCAAGGGCTACACCGAGTATCGCGACATGTTCGCCTGGGCGCGCGAGTTTCTCGGTCTCGGCACGATGACGGAGGAGCAGCGCCAGCGGGCCTCGCAGGACGCGCAGCGAAAGGCAGTCGCCGCGAGCGTTCTCGACGCGCAGAAGCTCGCCGAGAGCCGCAAGCGTGCGAAGGCCATCTGGCTGGACAGCAAACGCGCGCCGTTTCTCGACAGCCCGGCAGACCGCTATCTCGCCTCCCGCAACATCGACGTGCGCCATCTCACCCGGCTGCCCGGCTGCCTCGGCTGGCTGCCCCGGCGCGCACACTTCGAGACGAAAACGAGCTGGCCGGTAATGATCGCAGGTTTCACGGACGACGCGGGCGAGGTCGCGGCTCTCCACATCACGTTTCTTGCGCCCGACGGCTCCGGCAAGGCGCCGCTGCCGCAGATCCTGAAACCTGACGGGGCGCTGGACGACGCGCCCGAGCGCAAGATCTGGCCCTCGTACAAGGGCGCGGCGATCCGGCTCTGGCGGGGAGCCTCGAAGCGCTCGATCGCGGATGCGAATGCCTGGGCCGAAAAGCACGGCGAGCTCGAGACGCTTGTGTTGTGCGAGGGCGTGGAGGATGGGCTCTCGAGTGTGCTGGCCCATCCCGAGTTGCGCACGTGGGCCGTCGGCTCTCTGCCCAATCTCGCCAACATCACGATCCCGCCCTGCGTCGACCGCGTGATCGTGTGGCGGGACAACGATTGGAGCAAGCCGCAGGCGGCCAAGCAGTTCGAGACGGCGATCGCCGCGCTGGCCGCGCAAGGGCCGCGCGTCAGCGTCGCGCGCTCCTTCATCGGGAAAGACGCCAACGACGCGCTGCGCGCAGAGGAGTGGTGAGGATGTACCGGCACGGCAAGCTCGTCAAAAGGATCTCGGAGATTTTCGCGCCGCCGCCGGCGCCGGAGGCGCGCGTGATCACGCTGGTGATCGTGCCGCAGGAGGACGGCGGGCTCCGCGTCTCCTCGCCCGATCTCAGGGCGCTGCATCTTTCCGGCGCCGTGCCGAGCGCCGTGCTGCGCGACATCGGCCCCGCCCTCGACCGGTTCTTGTTCGGCGTTCGTGAAGCGAAGCAACCAAGGAGATGACGATGAACGACCTTGAAATCGAATTGAATCACGCGCTACAGGCCGCCGAAGACGAGATACGTCGGCTGCGCGCGGCGAACGATCAACTGGCCCCCAGAGCAGGAGCATTCGCGACGTTCGCAAAATTAATCGACCTTCTGACGCCGACGGTCCCGCAAGGCTACGCAGAGGACGCCTTGTGGCGCATCTCCAGAGCGCTCGATATTTTGAAGGCCAGCGGCCTTGCCGCTCAGGCGGCAAGGCCGCCCGGCGGTAGTCCGCCGCCCCGTCCGGAGGCCGGCCAGGCCGCGAGGACAGAACCATGACACGCGCACAAGCCATCGTCGCGGCGAGCGCGGCGGCCGAGGGCGTCTATCGCGCTCTCGGCGGGCGCATCGGCTGGTACTTCAGGCTCCACCACAGCATCGATGCGCTCGCTCATTTCGTGGAGAGCTGGCCCGGAGCGCGCGGTGACGATCTCTGCCGCTTCGCGAGCGGCGGCCAGACTGTCGATCAATTGTGGAATACCGACGCGCCGTTGGCCGCCGCGGTGGAGTGCTTCGACGCCACACTGCGCAACCTGTTGTCGCGCGGCCAGCGCGACGCCGCTTTCCCTACCTCTCCGCGGGGGTGCGATGACTGAGATGCCGGGAGCGGCCGCCATGGCCGAAGCGAAGCACCGGATCGAGACGGCGGCGATCCACAAGTTCATCCGCCATGCGGCGCCCGCCGCGAGCGAAGCGGAGCCAGCGGGGCGAGATCCGCCGCTCGAGGGGCCGTGCCCTGTCTGTCGCGTGGGCACCATGCGCGTGACGCGGGACGGGCCGCACTATGCCGCGTTCTGCACGCGCGGCTGCGGCCACGCGAGTGTGCTGCGTTGATCTGAAACGAAGGGGGTCGCGCGGACGCGAGCGAGCGTCCGCAGCGCGAAGGGAGAGACATGGCGGGGGCCATCAAACCAAACATCGGCGCCGTGCGCGCCGCGCTCGATGCTGCCGAGCCGATGCCGACGCTGTTCGACGATCCTGTCCCGGGCGAAGCCCGCAACGGCATCCTACCGGGGCAATGGACGCCGAACACGCTCGGGCTGCCGCCGGACTGTCCGGTGATCCCTCTGGGCGTCGACGGCGAGGTGATGTGGCTGCTCGACCCGATCGGCCAACTCTGTCCGTATACGGACCCATTCGGCCAGGGGAAGACGCTGCTGCTGTTCAAGGGGCGCGACCGTTATCTCAAGTGGGCGTGGCCCCGGCGCAAGAAGATCGGCGAGGACGAGGAAGGCAAGGCGATCTTCACCACCGAGACGTGGCGCAATGAGGAGGTGCGCGACGCCATCGTCGCCGCGTGCACGGCGCTCGGCCCCTGGAATGCGCAGGACCGCGTGCGCGGGCGCGGCACCTGGCGCGGGCCGGGCGGGGAGCTCGTCGTCCACTGCGGGCACAAGGTCATTCTGCCGAACCTGCCGGTGAAGCAACAGGCACAGCCGCCGGGACAGTTCGACGGGCACGTCTATCCCGCGCGGCCGAACATCCCGCGCCCGGACCCCGGACCCATCGACGAAAGACGAAATCCCGCAAAAATGCTGTGGCCGCTGCTCTCGACGTGGAACTGGGCGCGCGGACGCGCGGACGCGCATCTTCTGCTCGGCTGGATCGGCGCGGCGTTCCTCGGCGCCGCGCTCGATCAGCGGCCGGTGGTCTATGTCGTGGGCGACAAGGGCGTCGGCAAATCCACGCTGCAGGGCCTCATCAAAGGCCTGTTCGGATCGTGGCTGATCCAGACCGTCGACACCACGGCGGCCGGCATCTATCAGCAGCTCGGCCACGACTGCCTGCCCGTCGCCATCGACGAGTTCGAGGGCAAGGCCGACAGCCGCAAGGCGAAAGCGGTGCTGGAGCTCGCGCGCGCCGCCTACTCGGGCGGCAAGCTCGATCGCGGCGGCGACCGCCATCAGGGCGTGCAGTTCCAGCTCCGAAGCGCGTTCCTGTTCTCCTCCATCAACACGCCGCCGCTCGAGCCGCAGGACCTCTCGCGTCTCGCGCTGTTGCGGCTGCAGAAGCTCAAGGGGCATCAGCTCAACCTGCCGTCACCGGCCACGCTGGGGATGATCGGGAGCGCCATCCTGCGCCGCCTGGTCGACCAGTGGGAGCGGTTCCCGGCGACGCTGAAGGCGTTCCGCGATCACCTGCAATCGCACGGTCTCGATGCGCGCGGCTGCGATACGTTCGGGACGCTGCTCGCGTGCGCCGACATGATCGAGTTCGACGGGTTCAAAGAGGAGCACCTGCTCGCTCCGACCGACGAAGGCGAGATGAAGCCGTGGGGCGAGATCCTCGCCATGGCGACCATGATCGAGTTCGAGGACGCGGTTGAAAACTGGCGCGGCTGTCTCGACTGGATGCTCGCGGTGCCGGTGGAGGCGTGGCGCAACGGCACCAAGAAGACCGTCGGGCAATTGCTCGAGGCGATCTATCACCATCACGACGACGTCTCGCACGGTGACGTGATGTGGATCAAGCGAGAGCTGGCGCCAGCGGGCCTCGGCTTCGCCCGCAAGGGCCGACGAGGCGGCGGAGACTGGCTGGTCGTGCCCAATCAGGATCCGGCCCTCCGTAAGCTCTACGAGGGCACCAAATGGGCCGGCGAGCCCGGCGCCAGCATGTGGGCCGGCGCCCTGCGCCAGGCGCCGCGCGGTGAGGTCTACGAGGTCGATCAGGCGCGCATCAACGGGCGCAAGACCAAGTGCACGCTGATCCGGCTGGACGCGCTCTACGGCCCCGGCGGGCTGATGGCCGACGATCCCCCGCCCGATCCCTCACCCGCTCCCGCCATGGGTCCCCCCTCACACCCCGACCCTATGATCACGTGAAAAAGTTTCGCGGAATTTTTGCGTGGGTGGAACGGGTTGGGGGTGAGGCGTTCCGCTTACCGTTCCGGGCTCAAGTGGCTGAAGAAACAGCGGAATACATCAAAATGGAACGGTGGAACGGTGGAACGGCAGGGTCTCTCATGCGCGCGGGTGCGCGCGAGTAAGAACCGTGCGCGTGCGTGCATGTGAGGAGATGCACCGTTCCACCGTTCCACCGTTCCAAAAAGAGAGATTAGTGGGTTGCTTCAGTAACTTGCGAGTGGAACGGCAGGCGGAACGGTGAAATTGGCGCCGTTCCAGGGGCAGTTAAATACCGGGTTGATACTGAAATGGCGGGCGGCAACAGCGGGATGGCAACGGCGGTGGCGCTCCTCGGCGGGGCGGGCGACCTCGGCCTGGGCGGGGAGGAGCAGCCGGAGCTGTTCGCGGACGCGGACGACGCGCCGGCCCCGTTCACGCCGTCGCGGAGCGGGCCGCGCGGCGGACGGCCGAAGGGCGCGCGGAACCGGTCGACCGAGGAGATGCGCCGGTATCTCGCCTCGCGGTATCAGTCGCCACTTATCGGCTGCGCCGAGACATGGTCGCGGTCGCCGGAGGATCTGGCGCGCGAGCTGTTCCTCACGCGCGAGGTCAACGTGCTGGCGCCGGGGCAGCAGGCGATCTCGGAGACCCCGATTTACAACGCCGAAGGGGCGCTGCGTGGCACGCGATACCTGGTCTGGGACCTAGATAGGGCCAACGCCATCCAGCGCGAGGCGCAGGCGGCCGCGCTGCCGTACTGGCACCAGAAGCTGCCGATGGCCGTGGAGGTGTCGGCGCCGACGCGCGGCCTGGTCATCCTCGGCGATCTGGGGGGCGAGGACGGGGCGGAGAACGACCTGGCGCTGCCTCTGCCGCCAGAAACTGAAATCCAGCGAAATCAAGACGTTAGCGAAGCGGAACTCGTGAAGTCGGACGGCCAGCAGTCGGACGATGCACCTAACGCATTGGAATATCGGGATGAATGATCCGATGACCACTGATCTGAAATCAGACGCCACGCTCCGCCATCGCGCGCAATTGGCGCGGGGCCGCGCGCGGATCGCGAGGGGGGGGTGCCTTCATTCGCGCGCGCCCGGCCGGGGGGGTGCCCCCGAAACCGCGCGCCCTTCAAATTCCCGGGGGGTGCGCCGCACCGTTTTGGCCGGCGAGACCCCTTCCCTTTTTTCAGGCCAGCCTGAGCCGTTGGCCAAAAAAAAACGGGGCGAAAGCTTGCGAGGGCGTCCGGGGGTCGGGGGGATGGCATCGTGAGCTTCGAACCACGTTCGCGCAAACACGACTACCGCAAATCTCTTACCTCCGACGAGGCGAGAGAGCTAGAGCAAATCGACCGCGAGGCCGCGGCTATCGACAGCCGCCGTCGCATGCTGTCGACGATGCGGCGCCTCATCGTCGATCGCGCCTTGAAGCGCTCGGTCTACAAGCCGGCGAGGTCTCACTCCTGATGGCGCGCCAGGTGCTCCCTCCGAACGTTCGCCAGTACAAGCCGGCCGGGCCGGTCTCCGCTGCGTTCCTGCGCGACACGACGGCAGACGTGCGCGCGATCCTCGGCCCCGTCGGCGGCGGCAAGAGCTCGACGTGCATCTTCGACCTGATCCGCAACGCCTCGCTGATGCCGGAATGCGTCGATGCTCCGCCGCCTGGCGTCGACGGCATCATCAAGTTCAAGGTCGCCGTCATCGGCCAGACCTACGGCCAGATGGAGCGCAACCTTTTCCCGACGTGGAAGCGCTGGCTGCCGGCGGACGGCGACACCTGGACGGAGGCTGAGTTCGTCGGCGGCGGTGGCCGCATGGCGACGCACAAGATCGAATGGGACGTCCAGCGCGGCAACCGCCGCCTGCGCGTGTATTTCGAAGCCGTGTTCGCTGCGCTCGGCGAGCACGTCGTCGAAGAGTTCATGCGCGGCTTCGAGCCGACCTGTTTCTGGTTCTACGAGGTCGATCTCCTTCCGGAGAGCTGCATTCCGCAGGCGATCCTGCGTCTCGGCCGCTATCCGTCCGTCTCCGATCTCAAGCCGTCGACGCCCTTGCGCGGCTTCCCGGGATACTCGCTCGGCAAGCTGCCGCCGGGCGTCACCTGGGAGACGCTCCCGCCGAACTCGCTCTATCGCAGCTACATCATCTGCGACCTCAACGCGCCCGACGTCGACAGCTGGTTCTATCGCCTGTTCGAGGAGGAGTGCCCGCCGGGCTTCAAGCTCTACAAGCAGCCGAGCGGCCTGTCTCCGCAGGCTGAGAACCTGCCCAACCTGCCGCCCGGCTACTATCAGCGCCAGATCACCGTGCTGCGCGACAAGTATCTGGTCATGCGCATGGTACATGCCCAGTACGCGCCATCGCGCGATGGCGAGCCTGTCTACCCGGAATATGCCGACGAGCACTTCTACGCGGGCGAGGATCTCATCCCGATCGCCGGCATCCCGCTCGAGCTCGGCGTCGACGCCGGTCTCGGCAATCCGGCGGGGGTCATCGGGCAGGCGCTCCCCAATGGGCAGTTCCGGGTTTACGCCGAGGTCGTTCCCGGCCGCATGAGCGCGCGGCGCTTTGCGGCCGAGGTCGCCAAGGTCCTCGCCGACCTGAACGCCCTTGCGGGGTCGAGCCTGAAGTTATCGGAAAACGCCGAGCGGCTCCTCTTCCGTCTTTCAAGCGGCTGGGGAGATCCGGCGGGCTTCCTCGGTGCCGACAAGGAGGACGGCGAGCTTGCGTGGTGTGAGCAGGTCATGGCCGCGCTCGGCATTCCGATCGAGCCCGCGCCCTCGAACGAGATCCTGCTGCGCCTCGATGCCGTGCGCGACGAGCTCGTGATCGAGGGCAACCTCCCGCGCCTCCTGATCTCGCGCCGCTGCAAGAAGCTGCGCAAGGGCTTCGCCTCGCACTACTGCTACAAAAAGGACAAGGCGACCGGCCAGACGCCGGCCGAGGCCAAGCCGCACAAGGGCGAGTACTCCCACGTCCACGACGCCCTGCAGTACTGGATGCTCGGCAAAAAAGGCCGCTACGGCGTGATCAATCCCGGCCGCACCACCGGCCCCGGTGCCGAGCGCCGCCTGCCCGGCGGCCGCGCCGGCTCCGGCACCACGGTCGTCAAGTCGACCTTCATTTCGGGGCGCGGATGATCCTCGAGCGCGCGCGAGCCGCCGACGTGCTCCTCTGGGCCGCAAACCGGCAGGCCCATGGGTCCCCCCTCCCCGGGGTCCTGTACAAATCGCTCCTGGCCCAGGTGGTCGTCTCCGAAGCGGTGACGCTGCGCGAGACGCCCGACGGCGATCCGCTTCTGATCGCCGGTTGCTTCGATCTCGCGCCAGGTGTTGCGGGCGAGATCTTCTTTCTGGAGCCACCCGGCGGCCTCGGCCGCAAGCTGGTCCCTGTGCATCGTATCGCGTGCCGCTGGCTTACCGAGGTCGCCGCCACCCGCCCCGCGGGGCTCATGTGCCACGTGCGGGTCGGCAACGGCAACGGGCAGCGCTTCGTGCGCACCCTGGGCTTTTTGCCGGAAGGGGTCGTCTGCGAAGGGTTCGAGCAGTGGAGGCGTCCGTGAGCAAGATGGTGAAGGCGATCAAGTCCCTGTTCAGCGGCGGCGGCAGCAGCAGCCAGGCCGCCACCATGCGCCAGCAGGAAGCGGCGATCCGCTCGCGCGAGCGCGAGGTGGAGGCCACGGCCGCCGCGCAGCGCCGTGCGCGCACCTCGAACCGCGGCCTGCTCGCCTACGTCGACGAGCAGCTCAGCTCCACATTCGGCGGGGGCTGATGTCGACCGTCGAGCTCAAATCGCTGGCGAAGGAGCGCTCCGCGAAGGAGATGCGCGCTGATTGCAAGCGCGCCTTCGAGCGCGCGCAGCCCTATCACAACGAGCTCCAGTCGATCTACCGCCACATGATGCCGTGGCGGCAGGCGACGATGGAGCGCGCGCCCGGCGCGGGCGGCTCGGGCGAAGGCCTCTCGATCACCGATTACATTTTCGACGGCACCGGCCTCTCGGCGGCCGCCAACTATCCCGGCCAGATGATGGCCGACTGGATGCCGCTGTTTCAGGAGTTCTTCAAGCTCGAGGCCGGGCCGTTCCTGCCGGACGGCCTCGATCAGAAACAGTTCAACGAGACGCTGGCCAACGTCACGGCACGTGTGCACGCGGTGTCGGGGGCCGCGCAGACGGCGGTGCTCGAAAGCTTCTACGATCACTTCGCCGGCACCTCCGCGCTGTTCGTCGAGCGCGGCGACAGCGACACCATCGTCGAGGCGCAGGCCGTGCCGACGATCGAGCTCGCCTTCGAGAACGGCCCGCGCGGCACGCCCTGGCATCACTACTGGCGCCGCAACTACCTGCTGCGCGATCTCCCGGCCCTGTGGCCGAACGGCCGGGTCTCCAAAGCGCTCGGCAAGAGCATCCAGGACAGCCCCGCCTCGCCCTGCCAGGTGGTGCAGTACACCTACTTCGACAAACCCTCGCGCCGCTGGCGCCTCGCCGTGTGGACCGACCGCGACGGCGAGGACGACGCGCTGCTCTGGGAGCAGGAGTTCCGCACCTCGCCGTGGATGACGCCGCGCATGTTCGTGGTGCCGGGCGAGCCGTTCGGCCGCGGTCTCGCGCACCTCGCCCTTCCTTTCCAGAAAACGGCGAACCGCGGCCGCGAGCTCGCGCTCAAGGCCGCCGTGTTCGCTATCCTCGGCATCTGGATGACCCGCAACGACGGCGTCTTCAACCCCGAGACGGCCGTGTTCGATCCGGGCGCCATGTGGGCCGTCGGCTCCACCGGCGGCGTGCTCGGCCCCGCCATCTCGCGGCTCCCCGTGCCGCAGGATTTCGACATCACCTCGATCGTGCAGGAGCAGGAGCGCGCCGAGATCCGCCGCGTGCTGCTCGACGACGAGCTGCCGTCGGAGCAGGACCCGGTGCGCTCGGCGACCGAGGTCGCCGGCCGCCTGCGCCGCTTCCAGCGCAACCGGGGCGGCACCGGCATCCGCCTCGCGTTCGAATTGGTGACGCCGTTCGTGCAGCGGGTCTGCGAGATCCTCGAAGACGCGCGCATGATCCCGACGCGCATCACCATCGATCAGATCGTCACCAAGTGCCTGCTCACCGCGCCGGCCGCCGCCGCGCAGCGGAGCGACAAGGTCGAGCGCGCGGTCAACTGGATCCAGATGATCGTCATGCTGTTCGGCCCGGAGGCCGCGGCCCTCATCGTCAAGATGGAGGAGCTGCTGCCGGAGATCGGCCGCTGGATGGGCAACGACGAGCGCTTCATCCGCGGCAAGGAGGAGCTGAAAGAGCTCAAGGACATGATCGCGCAACTCGTCGCCGCCCAGCAGATGAGCGCGTCCACCAAGGGCCGCAACGGCGCGCAGGCGCCGCCGCCTGGCCAGCCCTACGTGAACGGGGGTGCGATGTGAGCTTCGACGTCGAAAAAATGCTCCGGGGCATCCTCGACAGCGGTTGGGATGGAATCGAACAGGCCGGCAAGGCCGGGCAAGCCGCTTTCAAGGACGAGCAGGAACGCCGTGAGCGCCAGGCCGCCGCGGAAGCGGCCATCATGGCGCGTGCCTTCGAGACCGAGGACGGACGCGCCGCGCTCGAGCTTCTCATCAAGAAGACGCT